CGGCCATCTGCTCCAGCAGAGCAAGACCCCCTACGTCTATCTGTGCCTGCAGAACGAGTTCGTGCCGGCCAAGCGTTGCGTGACCAAGAACCCGAAAACGGGCAAGGTGATCTTCTACGACAAGCGCACGGCTCCGGGTGAGCTACTGTGCCCGGCGCGACTCGACAAGGGGGCCACCGTTGCCCTTAAGGACGATCTCACCGCGGCAGACTACAGTGCTCAGTACCAGCAGGACCCCACGACCGACGGCGGCCTGATCTTGAAGCGCGAGTACTGGCGTCCGTGGGTGAATCCGCCATGGCGTCCCGACCCGGGCAAGCAGCGCGAGCTTCCTGAATGCCACCAGATCATCCAGCTGTACGATACCGCGTTCGAGGAGGACGAGGAGGCTGACTACACGGCGCGCCTCACCCTCGGGATCTTCCTCGGCACGGAAGAGTCGTTGCAAAAAGTCCGGCGCCCGGACGGTAGCTACATCACCACCCCGGTCAGGAAGGAACCACGCAACTGCGCTATACTGTTAGGGGCGTGGCGCGAGAGGCTGGGCTTCCCAGATCTGCGCGCCGAGGCCAAGCGCTCGTACGATAAGGTCAAGCCGGACTGGGTGCTGATCGAGAAGAAGGCGAGTGGAAGCCCGCTGATCAAGGAGTTGAAGCGTGGCGGGGTGCCGGTCAAGGCCGTCAAGATAGACGGCGACGGCGACAAGGTGGCGCGCGCGCATACGGCCTCACTGGCGATGGAGAAGGGCTGCCTCTACTACCTGCCCGACTACGCGCAATCCAAGGCCGTGATTGACGAGTGCGCTGACTTCCCTAATGGGGAGTACGACGACTGGGTGGACTGCCTCCTGATGGGCCTCATGTGGCTCCGGCGGTGCGACGGCGTCCAGTTCCAAGAAGAGGCGGATGAAGTCCGGCTGTTCAGGCCGCGTCAGCTCAAGGGCATCGGTACCACGTAATGGCTCTAGTCGAACAACCAGACCGGCCGCGACCGGCGAAGCAGCAGGTCGGTGACGCCACCATCCACTCGGAGCCAGACTCCGACGATGTCAAGGTCAGCTTCGGCGAAGACGAGGACGAGACGCGCGAGGACTTCGCGAGTAGCGATCACGACGAGAACCTCGCCGAGCACCTCGATCAGAATGCGCGCCGCCGCCTCGGCATGCAGCTGCAGGAATACGTCAAGGTCGATGAGGAGAGCCGCCGCGATCACCTGCGCCGCCTGAAGAAGGGGCTGGAGATCATCGGTCTGCAAGACGTCCCGCTCGAAGAGACCGTGTTCGAGGGCGCAAGCATAGTCAATCACCCGGCGCTCGCCGAGGCCATGGTTCAATTCCAGTCGCGCGCCATCGCAGAGATCTTCCCTCCCGACGGCCCGGTGAAGGTCAAGCCAGAAGACGACGCCGACGACGAGGGCGAGGAGCAGGCCGACCGCATCGAGACCTTCATGAACCGCCAGCTCGTGCGGATCGACAAGTCTTACTTCTGGCACGTTGACAAGATGCTGTTCTACCTGCCGTTCGCCGGCAGTGCGTTCAAGAAATGCTTCTTCGATGTGCAGAACAAGATGCCTGTGAGCCGGTTCGTTCGCCTCGAAGACCTCATCGTTCCCTACGACGCTGAAGACCTGCCAAGCGCCTCGCGCTACACCCACCGCTACTACATGGCGGCCAACGACATGCGCCGCGCCGTGGCGGACAAAGAGTTCATCGAGCCCCAAGGAATCTGGCGCCAGCCGTTCAACGTCGTGGCCACGCCGGAGAATCCGCGTGCCATGCTCGACTTCAGCGATCAGCGTACCAGCGTGCGTCATGACGACGACACGGTGTACGAGATCTGCGAGATGCATATCGACTTCAACTTCGTGGAGGAAAGTCACCCGCTTCAGCCCGCGGACACCATCGTGCCGTGGATTAAGGTGCCGTCCGGCTTCACTTCGGTGGTCAACGACGGCAGCAAGAACGAGTACGCCTACCCGTACATCATCACCTTCGAGCGCGAGAGCGGCGAGATTCTCAGCATCCGGCGCAACTGGAAGCAGGACGACGAGCAGCGTAAGAAGCGCGTGTGGTTCATCCACTACAAGTATCTGCCCGGCTTCGGTTTCTACGGCTTCGGGCTGTTGCATCTCATCGGCAGCCTTGGTGCTGCTGCCTCCGGCGCGCTACGCCTCATGCTCGACGGCTCGCTGTCTTCCAGCATAAGCGGCGGCTTCCGCACGCGCGAGGCGCGTACCGCCGGCGAGGTGCGCTTCCGGCCCGGAGAATGGGTTGATGTCGATCTCAGCGCCGAGGAGCTGGCGAAGGGCTTCTACACGCCGCCGTTCAAGGAGCCCACTCCTGCGCTGTTCAACACGCTCAAGCTCTTGGTCGAGGGCATCCAGCGCTTCTCCAGCACCACGGAGTCCATGGTCGGTGAGGGCAGCCCGCAGAACGCACCGGTCGGCACGACGCTCGCGCTCATCGAGCAGGGCAGCAAGGTGTTCTCGGCGATCCACAAGCGCATGCACGTCAGCGCCAAGGACGAGTTCGAGACTCTCTTCACGTTGAACGCGGAGTACCTGAAGGACCAGCCGTACCCGATCATCAGCAAGAAGTTCGCCAACTACAAGATCGGCGATGACTTCAACCCCGAGGTAAATCATGAGGTGCGCCCGGTCAGCGACCCCAACATCTGGTCGCACACCATGCGCATCGCGCAGGCGCAGGGCACACTGTCCCTGATCGCGAGTGACCCCGCACTGTATTCGGAGAAGGCCAAGCGCAAGGCCCACCGCGCGATGCTGATCGCGTTGCGTATTCACGACTTGGACGACTACATGTCGATGAGCGCCTTCATCGAGATGGACCCGGTGAGCGAGAACATGGCGATCATCACCAACACCCCGGTGCGCGCCTTCGAGGATCAGGACCATCAGGCCCACCTCGCGATCCACAAAGACTTCATGGCGAAGTCGATGGCCGGTCTCGACCCGCAGATGCAGCAGCAGTTCGCTGCTATCATGCAGGCTCACATGGCTGAGCACATGGCCTACCAGTACAAGACCCAGATCGAGCAGCAGCTCGGCATGCCGCTGCCGCCGCTCGACCTGCACGACCCGCAGGCCAACGAGATCCCGACCGAACTGCAGAACCTCATCGCCGCCGCTGTGGCCGCGCGCATCAATCAGATGCCTCCCGGCGGTGGCCCGCCTCCCGGCGGTGGCCCCGAGGACGCACAGAATGCGCTGGAGCACAAGCAGGCCGCGCACGCCCATGGACTGGAGTCGCAGCAGGCCGCGCACGAAGTCGGGCTCGCCCATCTGCAGGCGCAGGCTGACAACGCGCGCAAGGACTTGGAGGCGCAGGCAGAGATCCGCCGCAAGGATCAGGCACTGAAGGCTGAGCTGATCCGCTCTGGCGTCATCAGGCACCCCAATGAAGTGAGCTTGGCATCAGACACCGTGCCCACGCCGACCGGGACCCCCAACGGTTCTCCGGCCGGCCCGCAGCCGCCCCAGACTGGTCCGGCGCCGGGTCCGGCGTTCCAGTGAGCAAAGCCCCACTCCCCGCAGAGGTGCGCGCGGCGCGCGCGTTCCTGCGCCAGCGCGGCATCCGCACTGAGGACCTGAGTCCGCGCACGTTCGCGGCGGCCAGCAAGGAGGCTGGCGTCGGGTTCAAGAACACGCTACGCACAATTGGTCACATGATGATGGGCGGCCAAAACAGCGCCGCCGATCTCCATCAGCGCATTCAACAGGAGGCAGGGCAAGATGAGTCAGGGTACGGAGACGTGGCAGGCTCTTGAGCTGGAGTACCAGCGCCTCGCTGGCAGCGACCGGGAAGAGGACGTGGTAAGATGCCGCCAGATTACACGTCAGCTGGAGAAGTTGACGACTGACTTTCTGGAGGAGCACGATGAGCCGAGAGTACGACGCGGTCCTCGCAGCGCTCGACACGCTGGAGGATGAGGTCACACGCCGCTACCGCGGCGGCCTTGAGCACGAGCAGTACATGAAGAACGTCGGGCGCCACGAGATGGTGGACACGGTGCGCGACGCGGTGAAGAAACTGAAGAAGCGAGGAGGAGACGACGATGGAGATCAACCGCGGGGAACTGGTGGACGCCCAAGGCGAGGCGTTAGCACCGACGACTGGGGACCCACCCCCGGAGAAGCCGTGGACGAGTCTGGTCCTTTCTGACGAGGCCGTCCGCGTCCCGTTCCTGATCCCGGCCTCGTGGTATGTGCTGCTCCTCCCGATCCAGCCGATCAAGGAGACTGTCGGTGGCATCGAGCTGACAGGCAACACTGAAGAGGCGCAGCGCGTCTTCAACTGCGTCGGAGAGGTACTGGCCGTCGGCCCCGCGGTCTACACCGGGCGCACCAATTCTGGCATCGACATGAACACGCTGCCCAAGCCGGCTGTTGGAGAGCACTGGGCGTACCCTCAGCACAGTGGTCAGAAGTACTACCTGCGCGAGCGCTACACCAACGGCCAGAAGGCGTACCAGATCGTGATGAAGGACGGCGAACTGCTCGGCCGTGTGCCCGATCCCAAGCGCAACGTGGTGTGGATATGACGACTGGTCCTGACCAACAGACGTGATTCTCCTGCTCGCATACGGCGGTCGTGACTTCAAGGACGAGGCGCTGCTCGATGAGGGGCTCATGTCCCTCGTAGCTCGCTATGATTGCCGCCACGTCTGCATCATGCACGGCGGCGCGCGCGGCGCGGATCAGATGGCTGGCGTGTGGGCCGAGAAGCACGGTATCCATCTGGCGATAGTGCCGGCGCTATGGTCGTACTTCGGGCCGCGCGCCGGTCCATTGCGCAATGAGATGATGGCATCCTTCAGGCCGCAGCTAGGCGCCGCCTTCCCCGGTGGCCGCGGTACAGCCCACATGACTGTCCTGCTCAAGGCCGCCGGCATCCCGGTTCACGAGTTCTCGCGTGGGGACAGTCAGCCCCTTTGAGCGGCCTGTGCCGCGCAATCGCGACGCGACCCGGCGTCCCTGTGCGTGCCCTGATTGTCGGCTATGCGAGACCTGCAGGGAGTTGGTGAACGCCTTCGGCGGTTCCAAGCACTGCAGCTTCGCCAACTGCCCGATGAAGGGCACGGTCACCATCGAGGACGTCTTCAAGGAGTTCGGCGAGGTGGTGTTCGCTTTGCCCAAGCCGAAGTCCGCAGCACCCAAGAAATAGCTGTGCTATGATAGCGTAACGTGATGGCGTAAGCCTTCGCGACCCCACTCCGCCGACCTCATCGCCGGCCGAGGCGTAGAAGAACAAGAACAGGGATCATATGCCCAAGACCTATGAGCACACGTTTCAGGACCTGCACAGTGGCCCTGATGCCCCGACCCCGTCGGTAGTCGATCTCGGTCCTGACACTCAGGTCCAGGCCGATCCCACCGGCAGGGTCAAGCTGAACGACGCGCCCGGCAACCCCGACAAGGGGAAGCCTGACCAGTTCGGTGACATCGAGCGCCCCGTTCGGGGAGCGGATGTCGATGACGGCATCGACGTGGAGCTGGATGCGGACCCAGATGCCGAGCCGGCAGAGGGTGCCGCTGACGCCGACGGTGATGGCGATGACCTCAAGGGCCTCAGCAAGAACGTCCGCGAGCGCATCGAGCGCGAGCGACGCATGCGACAAGAGGCCGAGGCGCGCCAGCAGCGCACGGAAGCCGAGCTTGCCGCGGTCAGCCGAAAGGTTGACCTGCAGGCGAAGGAGTCCGAGTGGAAGACCGCCGACGAGCAAGCTGACGCGGAGATCACCAAGCTTCGTGAGCGCAAGGTCAAGGCCATCGAGGAAGGCAACTCGGTCGAGGTGGAAAGCCTCGATGACAAGATCACCGATCTCAAGGCCGACAAGCGCAACCGCAATACGGAGCGCGAGCGCCTCAGGGAAGAGGCCAAGAAGGCGCCGGCTCAGCCGGTCGTGGTCAACCCGAAGGCTCAGGCGTGGATCGACGCCCATCCGAAGTACGGTACTGACCCCCTGTTCAAGAAGGCCGCGCTAGCCGCGGATCAGGCGTTGAACGCCATGGGGCTCAACTCGCAGTCCGACGAGTACTACGTCGAACTTTCGAAGATCCTCGCCAAAGGTCGATTCGCCCAAGACATCGACCAGCGCTACCTCCGGGGCGGCAAAGGCCCGACTCGTGGTGGCCCGCGCGGAATCGGCAGCAACGGTATCCAGCGTGGCAGCAATGGTGGCGTGAAGCGTGGCGCAAACGGCCGTACGTCGGTCGTAGTCACGGCGTCTGACAAGATGCTGCTGGCCCAGATGGGACAGGACCCGGATGACCCAGCCGTCATCAAGGCGTTCGCCCGCGAGAAACTCGCGGATGCCCAGAGGGAAGCCGCAGAGAGGGGTGAGCGATGAGCGACAAGAAAATGAGTGCAGCTGACAAGGATCGCATGATCGGTGAGCTGCAGGCGACAATTGATCTGCTGCGGGCGCAGCTCGGTGGGGAGATCCCCGAGTTCAAGGCCGGCAGCGAAGACGACACGGGTGAGACCCGCTTCAGCCCGACCGATGAGGCCGATGAGTCTGATGTCGGGGAGCTGACCGCGAGGGTGGCCGAAGCCGCCGCGCATCGCACCCGAGCCGCCGCCAAGTACGCGGGCTCCGCCGAGCTGCATCAGATTGACCACGGTCATGACACTGCAGCCGACGTCGAGACCGATGCTGAAGATCGCGAGACCGAAGTCATCGAGTGGCAGGACCCCTCCAATCTGGAGGCGCCACCTGCCCGCCCGGGCTTCGTTCAGCGCTGGATTCGCGCCAGCTTCCGCACGGGAGAAGATCCCGGGAATCTGTTGCGAGCCCGCCGTGAGGGATGGCGTCCTCGCCTGCTGAAGACAGTGGGCAAGGACTATGCACCGGCGACCGTCCTCCACAAGACTCTAGGTGAAGTCATCGCCGTCGAAGGGCTGATCCTCTGTGAGATGCCCATCAATGTCGCGCGTGCCCGCTACCGTTACTACCGCCGTCTCTTGGAGGCGCAGAACGAGGCGATCCGCCGCGACGTACACAAAGACGAACGGCCGGGGATGCCCATCATCGCCGACCGTCGTTCGACGGTAACCCGGGGACGCAGGCCAGAAGCTGGCGACTGAGTCCCCAAACCTGAGGGACTCAGATGACTTCGACTCTTCCCCAAGGCCCCTACGGACTCGTGCCGACTCGGTCGCACGCGGGCGGTGTTGCACCGCGCGCCGATGCGTCGTACAACATCGCGTCGAACTACGCCACCAACATCTACCTTGGTGACGCGGTATCGACGACCGGCACCGGGCGCAACATTCAGGTGGCCACGGCCACCAAGCTGCGCGGCGTCTTCAGGGGTGTCTCGTTCACGGACTCGTTCGGGAACTCCCGCTTCGAGAAGATCTGGCTGGCTGGCCTGCCGATCAACACCAACTTCCCCGTCGTGGCTCTGGTCTACGATGATCCCTCGATCATCTTCAAGGCCCAGACGGGCAACGGCAACCTCGCCAATACCTCGCTGAACGCGTTCTTCGCGCTCGGCAACCAAGCCGCTGGCTCGACCCTCACTGGCGTGAGCGCGGAGTACGTCAACGTCGGGACCCACACTGGCGCCGCGTCGTCCGCCGTGCCGATCTTCGCCCTGAACCTGACGCAGGTCCCGGGCAATGACTACTCCGGCTTCACGGAGCTGGAAGTCATGATCGCGCAGCACGAGCTGGCGTACGGCAATTTCACGGCGACTGGGTCGTAAGGGAGCAGCATCATGGCTATGAATCGTTCACTGTTCAAGAAGCAGCTCCAGCTCGGCCTCAACACGGTCTTCGGCATGGAGTACAACCGGTACCCCGAAGAGTGGCGCGACATCTTCGACATCAACACCTCGGTGAAGGCGTACGAAGAGGACGTCCTGATGGCAGGTCTGGGCACGGCCCCGATCAAGGCCGAAGGTCAGCCGGTCGCCTACGACGAGGGCGCCGAGTCCTATGTGGCGCGCTACATCCACAACACGGTGGCTCTGGCGTTCGCGATCACGCAGGAAGCTGAAGAGGACGGCCTCTACGGCTCCATCGCCGGCAAGTACGCGAAGTCACTGGCGCGCGGTCTGCAGAACACCAAGGAAGTTACGGGTGCCAACATCCTGAACAACGGCTTCAACGCCTCGTTCCCGGGTGGTGACAACCTGCCGCTGTTCTCGGTCGGCCATCCGGTCTTCGGTGGCGGCGTGCAGGCCAACATGTTCACGACTCAGCCCGACCTCACTGAGGCGGCGCTGGAGGCGGCGGACAT